AATAGATGTTCCATGTTGCCTGTGTTTCCACCCAAGCCCGTTTGAGCCGGTGCACGGCCAGCGTCATGCCATTCGGCATCGAGAAATTGTCTTGTACACAGAGAGAAAACGTCGTCGACAAAATGACGGCGCTGGCCGGGAGGCTGGACAGGTCGAACTTGATCAGCCCGTGATAGATGTCCGGCCCCCAGGCGTCGGCCTGGCCGCTGAGAAAATAAGTATCGGTCGCCTGGTTGCTATCAGGCATGGCGCTTTCAATCGAGTTATCCAGGCCAGCCGTTGCATCGGGCTGAATAGTGAGGGTCGGGTCGAGCACCGGCGCGCTCATGCCCGCCAGCGATGGCAGTGTGCACAGCACGTACCACTGGCCGCTCACCCGCACCAGCTCAGTTGTGCATAGCCGTCCCTCGCGCCGACGCCCACTGGCGGTTTCATAGACGATAAACTCGCCGATGCTCGCCACCTGCACACCATCGCGATAGATGGCCCGCCCGGTTCTGGTCAGGCCCACCAGGTCAACCGGAAAGGCGAACTGACTGTTGGGCGGCGTCCATCCGCCCTTGAGCGCGACCAAGAGCTTGACGACGTGCCCGCCCATGATGGCCTGCACATCGGCCTGGGCCGTTGACCAGGAGATGACATTGCCGCTGCGTGTGGCTGCGCCTAGAGAGACCTTCTGCCATTGCGTGGCCGGTTTGATGTATGGCGCGCCGATTTCGATATAGCGATCCGCTTCCCGCGTCGGACAGATGCGCCGCTTGCCGTCGGCTGCCGCGTAGATGAGCATGGGCGCGGCTGTCACAACGTGCGGCCAGGACGCATCGCCGGCCACAAAGTCATTGACAATGCGTTGCCATGCTCCCGCGTCGTCGTAGCAAATGGGCCGCTGATAGAGGGTTAGCTGCCGCCGCCCGCTGCCCAGGTCGTCGCGCTCCCAGGTTTTCCCCAGCACACGCGTACCCCCCCCACCTACAGCTTGAAGATTTTGTTGTCCCCGTTATCCCACTGCACGGTGATGTCGCCGCCGTTTGGCGTCACTGGCAGGCCAGTCGCTGTGTTGTCATAGCTGATCAACAATGACGTGCCCTCGACGCCGGTGTCCTTGTACAGCACGACCGCCTCAGATACATCGCCGGTCACCGCGCTGAATGTCACGTCGTCGGCGTCAGCGACGCCCAGCGTTGAGCTCTTGCCGGCCAGATTACCCGACGTGGCGACTCGCGCCGCCGCCGGGATGTCGCTCAGAAACTCGTGCGTGTCGATCACAACCGTGTAATCGGCCACGTCGATCAGGATGGCCTTGATGTTGTCGGCCGACCAGTCGATATCGCCGTCCAGGAAGTGCCCCCGCCCCTTGCCATAGAGTGGCATATTTCCTCCTCATTACTTGAGTATATCCACCCACCCGAGCGCATCGGCGCCCAGGAGCATCGCCAGGATGATGATGCCGATCGCACCCAAGACGCGCACGAACGCCGTGAGCTGCGCCAGGTCGATGCTCTTGGCCGTGCTGCTCGTGACCGCGTCGCGCAACTGGCCGATCGCCAGTGTTACCCCGTCGAGCGTCGATGCAACGCGCGTCATGGCCGCCGTCGCCTGGCACGCAAAGTCATAGTACCTGTCTTCGCGCTTCTGCGCCTCATCAACCAATTCCTGCTGCTCGTCCTCGCGCCGGTGTGAGTCCTCCAATAGCCGTTGCAGCGTCTCCTCTCGTACCTGTGTGCTGCGTCGCAATTCAGTGATTAGGTTATGCATTTCGTCTGCGATGCCGCTCATGCGTTCTCCTCATTGGCCGCCGTATGTCGCTATCATACTCGTCAGGTACGCCGTGGTACCGACGTTCAGGCCGCTGCCGCTGTTCTGCCACACCCGCGCCTCGACGTAATCGGTGATTGCCGTCGCCTTCCACTCTGTGGTCACGCACATCGCCGTGACCTCGCCAGATGACGACACGGCCTGCTGCTCCACCTGCGCAATAGCCGCCGATCCGTTCAGCCGGATCGAGATGCGCCGCGCCCCGGTGGCATTGGCGTCCCAGGCGACGTGCAGTGTGATCCGCCACTTGCCGATAGCCTTGAGCACCAGACGCTCATTGTTGGTGGAGACGTCATGCAGCGTCCCGGTATCATAGTCCTCACTGTCCCAGTTGATGCTCTGGATGCTGCTAGTGGGGATGGTCTGTGCACTGGCACGTGTCACGCGGCAGCCGTACTGTGTTGTCTTTGCCTGGCCGGTGCTCACCACATCACCCGCCCCAAGCTGTAGATGGCCGCTGGCGTCACTCGCCAACACCTTGCTCGCGCCGCCGGACGCCGAATAGTCCGAGAGGGCGCTACTACCGGCCAGCGCCGCGCCGTCGCCCGTATCGCCGGTATGGTCATGGTTTGGCACGGTCGCCAGCGCGTCGGCGCCGCCGGCGTCGTGACGGGCGCTGTGGTCGAGTAGATCGATGCCCGCGCTTGGCCCGGCCGCCTCTAGCCGGGCCAGGCGGCGCTCCATGAGCAAGAGCCGGTCAATGAGGTCTGGCTGCGCCATCGTCGCGCCTGTCCTTCGGCTGCATATCCAGCTTGACTAATCCCTGAGCAGATCGAGCAAGCCCAGGATTTCGACGTATGTCAAGTCCGAGCTATAGCGCACCTGGTCACTCTCCGGCTCATACTCCACAATCAGACGTTTCATACCCCCGCCAATTCGGGCCGAACCGTCTCGCCCGCCTCCGGCTCCACAGTGACGGCAATCGCCTTGATAACCGCCTCGGCTGAGAAATCCCGCCAGCCGCCGCCATAATCCGGGCGCAGGAAGACGCTCACCTTATCGCCCAGGTCCCAGGTTGTGCCGCTGGTTGCCTTCCACGTTGACGAGAGGGGCACGGCGTCAAGCCCCTTCTGCGTCGCCATCTCCGCAAGCGCCGCGTCGCCCCGGTTTTGCAGGCTGGCCGTGAGCGTCATTTGCCGCGCATCAGCGAAGCGCTCACGACGGTAACACGCCGCGATACTCGTCGCATTTGAGCGCTCGACGATTGTGCGATCGCTGCCTTCACCCTGGCCGCCGACATAGATGTAATTCGCCAGCGAAAGCCGGTCGTCATACCAACTCGCGCTCAGGAAGTTGCGCCGGTCGAAGGTGAAAATGCACTCGCTGTTGACGCCGTTGCCTTGTGTGCGGTCTACGCCCCAGAGAGGGTACGCCGTCGTGAACGTGTGGCCGCTTGCCCCTGGCGTCATGCGCCAGTAAACGCCGGACTTGGCGGCTATCTCGTTGACTACGTTTAGCAGAATCTCATAGCGCGCCTCTGCTGAGTACGTGGCCGCCGCCGATGCATCGGCGGCCACGCTTAGGTCAGTAAACGGGCGTCCCGTCCCTGCGCCCGCGCCGGCATGGTTATACACGAATGCCTTCATGGCGTCGTCGGCGGCGTCCGAGACGGCGTACACATCCTGGCCCGCTGCCGGTATGACTAACCGCCAGGAGAGGTACGCGCCGCCATCAACGGCGTGCATGACCCAAGATTCCTCACGCGGCGCTGTGTCCGGGATACTCCACTCCACGCGTTCGACCAGGCCGCCAAACACCAGGACGCCGTCACGGTAGACCAACAGCCGCCGGATACGCTCCGTCCCATCGCTGGCCCGAATGTCGCAATCGGCGATCTTCGGGTCATTCGGGTGCATAGCCAGGCGCGCCGAGCCGATGCCGTTCAGCGTCTGGCTATACTCCAGACGCTGATAGGTTTTAAGGTTCTGGACCTTGGCGTAGGCGCTGGTCGCCACCCAAATCTGGTAGTTCGGCGTCGCCACTTAGGCCCCCACATAGCAGATATAGCAGAGGGCATAGTACGGCGGGAGCGTCGAGCCGCTGGCCGATGTTCCTGAGAGCGTGTGCGTGTGCGCGTCGCCCGCGCCGATTGTGCCGCCGGATGCGCCGTGTGTGTGGCTGCTGCCTGCCCCCGTTGCGCCGGATGAGACGCTATGTGTATGCCCACCGGCTGTGCTCAGATCGGCGGATGGACTGCTCTCATTAATCCAGTAGACGCCCGTTGTTGCGCCATGCGTATGGGACCCGGCGTTATTGGTCGCCAGTGTCCCGTATCCGTGCGTATGGCTAGACTCTGCCGCGATCGTCAGACCGCTCAGGCTGTGCGTGTGTGTGCTCTCGTTGGCCGCCGCGTAGCTGCCGATGCCGTGCGTATGAGTGGCTGCGCCGCCTGAGCTTCCCGCCGTATAGGTACTCCCGGCCGCGATGACGAATTGATCGGCCAAGTTAGGCGTTACCACGCCGCCCTCAGTATCGCCATTGCACAGATGCCAATCGGTATCTGCCGTGCCCAGGTCAGGATCAACGGGATAATGGCCGCTGAACGTGCCCGAGAAGGGCATGATGTGGCCTTTGAGGAATGCCCCCCGTACCTTGCACCACTTGCGCTCATTGGTCAGCGTGATCACGCCGCCGGTTGTGATGCTTACCTGGGCCAGTGAGATTTCCCAGGTCGTGCCATCGATCTGCGTCAGTGCCGGCGCTGCGCCGCCTTCAGATCCGGCCAGGAGTTGCAACGTTATCGTCTCAGCGCTGTAATTGACGCGCAAGACGACGCGGTCGATGCGCGTGGCGCTGGAGGGCGTGCTGACATTGATATTGACGCTTGCCGTGTTCTTGTAGTAGCGCCCGTTGACCAGGGCCGCGCCGGTGTTGACGGCGATCGGCGACGCGCTGCCGGTCACGGCCAGGTGATTGCCGACGCCCTTGAGCACGCCTGCTGAGGCCGCCTGGCCCGGCGCGAGCATGTCGCCGAACATCATGGCCAGCAGGCTACTGGCGTAATTGGAGCCGTCCCAAAAGTGTGATGATTCCGCCATGCCTCACCTCATAACCCCGCTGTGTAGTAGTCATGCCAACTGAAGGCCGCCGATCCGTTATTGGCATTGCTCATGGTCACGTGGATTGTGTTGTCGCCGCGCCGCAGCGCCCAGAACTCGGACGCCGTGCCCATGTTGGCAATGATGTTGGTCGTTGACGGCGCGCTTGCATCGTAGAATGAGATTGTGCCCGCGTCCATGTCGATGGTAATCGTGTCCCCGGCGTCCATCGTTTGCGTCAGCGCCATTGTCTTGCCCGTGGTCTCATTCTCGATCGTCGGGCTGTCGCCCGGCCCGTAAATGACGATCGTAGGCCAGGTGTCCACGTCGCCGTTGTTGGTTGCCGTAAAGCGATGATCGATGTCGTCTTCGGCGAAGGCCAGGCCGGTCACATCGTCGAATACCCAGGGGACGGCCACGCCGCCTTGATTTGCCAGGCCGAAGGTCTCGCTACGCGCCGTCGGGTCGTAGAAAAACGGGAATGGCGCCTCGAAGACATAGGCGAACGCGACCGCAACCGCTCCATCCATTTCCGGGTCGGTAATCTCTACAGGCCAAGCGGCGATACGCCGCTCGCGTCTATCCGGTGTAACGACGCGTAATGTACCTAGGCTCTCCGGGCTGCGGTAGGGATTCATGCGACTACGCTGCACGGCCAGGGCCGCGGTTAGTGCAGCATGGCTGGAGAACGCGCCGCCCACTTCAACGCTCATCACGCGCGGGGGTGTGTAGGGCCGCCCGCGTAACGTCGCGCCATCGACGAATGGCGTTTGCACGCTGGGTACGACGACGCGCAAGGCGCCAAAGCCAGTCATGCCGTTAGGCCGTAGCCAGGTGTCGACGCCATCGTACAGCGCAAACTCCAGGCCATCAGGGTCGATGTAGGAAAGTAGATAGCCGCTCACGTCGCGCTCCTGAGCCGTGCCGTCAACTCCAGGCTGCGGGTCAGCGAGAGGACGTCCGTGCCGCGCATCAGAGCGTCCAATTGGCTTACGGCGTCCTCGCCAAAGCGCGCGACGATAATCTCGCCGCTTGCGCCGCCGCCGCCGCCCCGCCCCCCTCCGCCGCCAACGCCAGGGCGCGTCATGGGCGGCTCCTCAATCAATGGCGGCGGGACGAACGGCTCGCGGTCGCTGTCGTCGATCCATTCGTAAGGACGCGTCCATGTTCGGCCAGGCGCTGTCCATTGTCCAGGCCGCCCCACGAGCGGTACATCAGGCAGTGCAACAAAGGGCTGGTCGTGCATATACTCGCTGTATCCTGCCACGACGGCCTGGGCCAGCCGTCGCCCCTCGTCGACCATAGCCGGCATGGTATTTTCCAGGCCGATTACCAGGCCCAGGCCGGTCTGCTCGCCGATGTCCATGAAGGCTGCTGATGGTGAATGTATACCCAGCGCGTCCTTGATCGCCTGAATGGCCCGGCGCGCCAGGCTTCCCGCTGCATCAGCCAGAGCGCCGCCCATTGCGCCAACGCCATCGATCAAGCCCTGGATCAAGGCTTTGCCCGCGTCAACAAGGGAAAATCCCGTGATGATGCCCCGGATGTTGTCGAGCTTCTGATTGATGATGCGCTTGATGTCCTCCCACTTTTCGCCGATGGCCTCTTTGATGTTGTCCCAGGCCGCCCGCGCCGCGTTCAGGATCGTGTTCCAGGCCGTTCCGACGATCATGCGCACCAGCTCAGTTGCGAGCCTGATGTGGTTCTCGATGCCCTCCCAGACCGTGCGAATAATGCCCAAAATAGCGTCCCACGCCTCTCGAAAGTCGCCGCGCAGAAGCGCCGTCCATGCCCGGATAAGGCCCTGAATGACGCCGGTCGCCGTGTCGATAATGTTCTGGATGACCGCCCACGCCGCCCGCACAATATCCATGATGGCGTCGCCGTGCTCTTGCCACCAGCCGCGCATGGTCGATAGCGCCTGCTCCACAAAACCCCGAACGGCCGTCAATCCCTGCTCGATAATACCCTGAATGGCGCTAAGCGCGGCCAGGGTTTTGGTCTGGATGCCGCCCCAGTCGTTATTCCAGGCGATGGCGAGCGCTGCTACAGCCGCGCCGACGGCAATGACCGGCCCAATCACGGCCAGGATGGCCGCGCCGCTGGCAGCCATGACCGGCAGCATCGCCAGGAGGGATGATGCCAGGCCGATAACGGCGGGAATAACCTGTACAGCCAACGCCGCGCCCATGGCTACGATGACCGGGATGATAATATCCATGTGCTCTTTGAGGAAACTAAGCGCCTGCTCGACCATGGGGATCGCCGCGCCAGCCAGGTCCGAGAGGAACGTAAACAGAGAGAGGAGCACCGGCAGCACGGCCGCGCCGATCGTTTCCTTCAGATTGTCGAATTGCTGGCGCATGAGCTCCGTTTTGCCTGCGACCGTATTGCCGTAGGCGTCGGCTTGACCGGCGAAGCGCTGTTGCATGGCGGCCAGCGCCTCTTGGGCTGTGGCGTTCTCGCCGAGCACGATGCCGTAGCGCGAGAGGATGCCGGTATTGCCCATTGCGACCTTGCCGACCAGGTCTGAGGCTGTAACCAGGTCCATGCCTTTGGCGCGCGCCATATCCATCGCCAGCGGCAAGAGTGACATGGCTTGCTTGTAGTCGCCGGTCGCCGTCGTCAGGTTGGTGAGGCTCTGGCGCTGCACCGAATCGTCGAAGGCGGTGCGCCTCTGGGCGGCGGCGATGTACGCCTCGACCTCGTCGCCCACATCGGCCCAGGCCACACCGGACGCGTCAACTGCTGTGGCGAGCTTAGTCATGCCGATCTCTTCTTCGGCGGCGGCCTGGGCCGCGTCCCATAGCCCCCGTGTCAGTGCAGCCACGCCGGCCACAGCCGCGCCGCCGATAGCAATGGCCGCCAGATTGACACCGCTTAGGTTCTGCTTGACATCCTTCAGGATAGCGGAGGCTGCGTCAGACGCCGATATGATGACTTCTAGTCGCTCACCCATTGTTCCCCTTGTGCGCCTTTGCCATCTGGTCTTGCCAATATTCCCAGCGCCACAGCCAGCGCAACTTGTCCAGGCTTACCGGATTCCCGGCAATCTCCCAAGGTGGGCACCCCCACTCACGAGCGGCGACGAGGACGTGCAGCCACAGCGGCCCTGGCCCGCCGTGATGCACGGAGACAATCACGCGTCGCCGGTCGTGGGGGGGATTGCTTCATCCCGCAGGCCCTGAAAGGCACGGCGTAACCGTTCAGCGACCTCCCGTATTTCTGCCAGCGTCAGGCCAGCCAGGAGCTTGCGCCGCGCCTCCAGCGTCAACGGCGCTCCGTTGACATCGACAAGAGGCTTGTCGTTCTCATCCACCATCATCTTGGCGACAATCGTGCGCAGAACCCCCAAGCGCGGCCCCTCCGCTTCAAGCGCCTCCAGCTCCTCCCACGTGAGTTGGTTTGCATCGATTTTCAGGTGTAATGTCATGGCAGGCTCGCCACCTCATTCACGACAACGACCTTCCCCGCGTCACCCACCGTCGCATTGTAGCGCGAGCGGAATAGGCCCGTAACAATGTCGTTGCCGTTGTCTTCGTCCAACTTGTTGAAGGATTCCCATTTGCCAGGCAGGTCAACGATTAGCGTCTTGTGGGTGTAGGTTGTGCCGGCTGTCGTCAGCGCCGTCCCCTGCACCAGAAGGCGGATCAGGCGCGCCGTTCCCGCCCGCCAGGCTGCCTTCTCGGCCGCTGCTGTGCTCTCGTGCTCGAAGGTGATCTCCAACGTCACCTCCGGCGCGACCAGTTTGATCGAGGGGTAGTACAGATTGCCGTCGCCTGTCGGCATGATAGGCTGCCAGCCGGTCGCGTGCTTGTAGGTCACAGCCATCAGCGTATTCGACTTCTGCGTATTGCCGTATGTCGCGCTTACAGCGTCGATGTAGAGTTTGGCCTTGCCCATCAGCATTTCTTCCACTGTGGGCGTCGCCGGCTGTGTCGAGAAGGCGTTCAGCGTCACTTGTCGCCCAACCCAGTCGGCCTGCATGGTGATAGCCTGGCCCTGCTTCCCCTCGAGTTGGAACATCTGCACGAAGGCGTACTCCATGCGCTCGGCTTCCTGGTTATCGCCGCCCTCAATGGTGTAGGTTTGGAGCGTCGGGCTTGTGGTCGTCGGCAGCGTGTACAGATAGATTTTGCCCGATCCCGCCCCGTCCGCCGAGCCGCTGGTCGTGTTGGCAATGCCGGCGCTGAGCAGATAGGGCAGTTGCTCAAACGTCGCCGGCGTGGCATCCATGGTAAGGGCTGCCCCCAGTTGCGGCGTGTACGATCGGTCGACGCCGCTGATGTAGCCAATGTCCTCCTCCGGGAAGACGGTCTCGCGCGTGTCCTCGATCGTGCCCACGCCACGCCACAGCCCCGTCGCCGTGCCCGGCGTGCCGGCCGTGGCCTCCTTGTACAACTGCAACCGTCGGAATGGTTTAACTCCTGGCATCGCTCACCTCCTGTCTGACTGACTTGTTCTCGCCGCCGCCCCCACGCGCCTTGTTGGCGCTGGGCTTCTGATAGAGTCCCGTCCTTACCAGGGCTTTTTCGCCTTTGTGCACAGCAACCTCGTCGTCGCTCAGGTCACGGACCGGAATGCCTGGCAGGAACGCCCCAATCCCCGCCCCCGTGTATTCGAGCATGCCGCCTCCTATGTCACCTGCAACTTGACATCGATTTGGAACTGATAGCCGATGTGCGCGTCCTTCACGGCGCCCCAGTCCAGATAGCCGAAGGTGTAGCGCACAGCGCGCACTTCCAACACCGTGCTGGCAATCGTAGGATCGGCAATCAGCAGCCGGTAGAACGGCTCACGAAAGCTCATGGCCTGGGCAATGGCTGTCGGCAGACTCTGGCGTGAGCAGTGAATCTCGCACACGATCGTCGCCATGTCCAGCGCCCAGCCAGCGCTTTCTAACTGGAGCGACCCCGATTTGTCATAACAAATGGAGAAGGGAAATTGATTGATTGATTCCGGCGGATCGGTCGGCGCGCCGCGCATCCCACTCAGCGTGAGCGCTTTCACTTGCAGAGCCGTAATCGCATCTCTCAGCGCCATCGTTGTCCCCTACACCGTCACCGGCGCAAGCCAGTCGATCAGGTTGGCCACGTCCGGGTCGAGCCGCTGCGTATACGTTAGTTGTCCCAACTCCACCACCGCGCCGGTGTCTTGGAATGCCTGTTGACCGCGCTTGAACCAGCGCGCCGCCTGGACGCAGGCCGCCTGTTTAACATCATCCGGCACAGCCACTGCGTAGCCGAACTTGCCCACGATCTTGACCGCCTTGGGGTAGGCGTACCACACAACCTTGCTTCCGTTGAGCTGGTCGATGTCCAGGCGCAAATAGGGCCGCCCCTCATCCAGAGCGTTGTAGGGCCAGCAGACGTAATCCGTGCTCGCCCAGGCGGTCAGCGTCGGCGTGCAGATGTCGCCGGTCTCGGCCACGTGTACACTGGTGGGCGCGGCGGCCAATTCGCCGATCCACAACTCCCGCTCGCCAGAGCCGTCGAAATACTGCGTCACGTTGGCGCTGACATAGAATGCCCCCGGCTTGCGCTTTAGGTAGCGGTCGATAGCCCGGCTGGCCCGTGTGGCCAACGCCGCCAGCAGCGTGTCATACGTCGTTGACCAGTTGCCGTCCGGCATGACGGCCTTGATCTCAGCCACTGTACAATAGTCATTCACCGCCATAGCATCACCACCCACAGGAGGCAGCTTGCAAAGACGCGCGTCTCAGCCGCCCGCGCAAACAACCATCCACTCGCCAAAAGAGCCAGGGGGATCGGAAACGTCCATCCTGTCCGCCCACTCAGCACAACCGCCAGCGTCAGAGCAGTCACCCCCAACGTCATCCCTATCTCACTCAGGTACACCGGGCGATTGCGAAGGAGGCCCGTCACATCGGCCACATTCACCCGCCACATTACCCGCTCGCAGTAGAGCGCATGTCCGCCCTGCCGCCAGCGCACCAACCCCCACAACAGCCCAACCACAATCAGAACCATTACACTGCCCGCCCAGTCCTGTGTCACGAGGGCATAGGTCATGGCCACCAGCGGCGACGTTTCCGGCCTGGAGAGAGCCGCAATCGCCGCGCCTGC